TGGGTGAGGATATTAAAGGCGCACTGCAGCAAAGTATCAACGACTTTGAAACGCCCGAGCTCGCCGAAAGTACGGTCGAGGCAAAAGGCTTCGCCAAACCGCTTATCGATACCAGCCACATGCTGAACAGTGTGGCTTATGAGGTGAAAGAATAATGGACTTGCGCGGTATCGCCAACGGTGTCACAAGCTCGGTCAATCCGAACGAAATGGTGACACTATTGCGCTCGACCGGCTACACCATCGGCGCGGGCGCGAAACAAGTCCCAGCATACGCCACGCCCGTCACCGGCTCCGCGAACGTGCAAGCGTTAGACAGTGACGACTTGAAGCAACTGGACGGCCTCAATATCCAAGGTGTGTTGCGGGCAATCTATTTGCGCGGCGAGCTGGCGGGCGTTGTGCGGCCTGACCAAAAAGGCGGCGATATCATCCAGCGCGGCGACCCCGCTCAAAATTGGCTCATCGTCAAAGTGCTGGAAACTTGGCCGAACTGGACGAAGGCCGTCATTGTATTGCAGGGTCCATAATGGCTGACTACATACCCACCATCGTAATCGACACGGTCATCGAAAAGCTGGCCGCATTTATCGCACCCTTCATCCCTGGTGGTGAAGTTGTCCGCGCGCAAGTGAACCGCGTGGCGATGCCGGCAAATCCATGCGCGATATTGACCGAACTGCTCGGGGTCGATTTGTGCATTCCATACTTGGACCCCACAATAACCGCCGAAACTGCGACCATCAAAGGGCCGACGCGCATCGACGTGCAGATTGATTTTTACGGACCGCTCGCCGGCAATTACTGCAAGGCCGTGCAAGCCGCGTTCCGGTCGCAATGGGCCTATGGTCAGTTTCCGGCAAATATCCGCCCCCTATATACATCGGATGGCGTACAATCGCCGCTATTGACGGGCGAACAGCAATACGAAAGTCGATGGACTTTGACGGCGTCCATGCAATACAATCCGACCGTCACGGTTCCGCAGCAATCGGCTAATGCGCTTGCGACGAATATCGTGGATGCAGTCGACGTGGGCTAACTGTAATTTAATGAGGTGAAAAATGACTATTCCGGCCAGTGATATTGTTGTCGTAAATCCCGGCGTCATCGGTGCGGGCGGCAGCCCATTGGCGCTGAATGGCGTGATGCTCTCTCAAAATACTTTGATTCCGACCGGTAGCGTGCAATCGTTCGCGAGCGCGTCCGCCGTCAGCGATTATTTCGGCGCGGCGTCTGACGAATACGCGTTGGCTCAAACCTACTTCCTCGGCTTCGACAATTCGACAATCAAGCCGGGCACGCTGATGTTCGCGCCGTTCGTATTGGCCGACCGCGAAGCGTGGTTGCGTTCGGGTAGCCTTGCTGGCATGACGCTCGCGCAGCTGCAGGCGTTGAGCGGTACGCTTATCGTCACCGTTGACGGCACCGAATTCACATCGGCGAGCATCAGCCTCGCGGCCGCTACCAGTTTCAGCAACGCCGCCACACTGATTGCAGCGGGCTTCACTGGTGTTGGTGCCCCGACCTGCGATTGGGACGCTGTGACCAGCACGTTCAACTTGCGCAGCACAACGACCGGCGCGGCTTCGACAATCGGTTACGCAACCGGCACGCTGTCGACCGACCTGATGTTCACCAGCGCAACCGGCGCGATTCCGTCCCAAGGTGCTGTCGCAGATACACCGACGACCGCGATGGACAACGTCGTCGCGCTAACTCAAAACTGGGTCAGCTTTATGACCATGTTCGAGCCGGTTATCGCAGACAAAGAATTGTTCGCGACTTGGACCAACGCGCAGAATCAGCGTTATATCTACGTGGCTTGGGACACTGACGCGCAAGCAATCGTGAACGGCTCCCTGATTTGTTTCGGTGCTATCGCGAAGTCGCTCGCATACGACGGCGTCGTGTCGGTATATAACACCGCAGCGCTCGCGGCGTTGTTCCTCGGCACTGTGGCTTCGATTGACTTTAGCCGACTGAACGGTCGCATCACCGCGGCGTTCAAATCGCAAAGCGGCTTCACCCCTACCGTGACCGACCAGCAAATTGCAGCGAACTTGCTCGCGAACGGTTACAGCTTCTACGGTTCCTATGCGACTGCGAACGACCAATTCAATTTCATTTACAACGGGCAAATGTCCGGCAAGTGGAAATGGGTCGACACCTTCGCGAATCAAGTCTATCTGAATTCGCAATTTCAGCTCGCATTGCTGTCACTGCTGACTAGCGTTAAGTCGATTCCATACAACGCATCGGGTTACAGCCTGATTCGCGCGGCGATGATTGACCCAATCGCATCGGCGTTGAACTTCGGCAGCATTCGCGCAGGCGTGTCGTTGTCAGCCTCGCAGGCCGCGCAAGTCAATCAGGCCGCAGGCTTGGACGTTTCCACCATCATCGAACAGCAAGGCTACTACCTGCAAATCGTTGACCCTGGTGCGCAAGTTCGAGGCAATCGCGGCACGCCAGTCATCAACTTTTGGTACACCGACGGCGGCGCGGTCCAAAAGATTACCGTCGCTTCAATCGATATCATGTAATCGGGGGCAACCATGACAGACACTACAATCACAAGCGCGAATAGCGTCTTAACCTTGGTCGTTGCGGGCCTGTTTCCGGCTCCGGTTCAATTGCTCGGGTACGCCGTCGACAAGGCGTTCGCGACCGAGGCAATCGATTTGAGCGAGGTGCAAATGGGCGTTGACGGTCGCATGACCGCCGGCTTTACGCCAAACCCGACCAAGATGACGGTTTCGCTGCAGGCCGATAGTCCGAGCAAAGATTTTTTCGCGGCCGTCATCCAGGCGATGAAGACTGCACGCGAGATTTACTTTATGTCGGGCTCGCTCGCGTTGCCGTCCACCGGCGAGTCGTTCACTTTGACCCGCGGTGTGCTGACGAACGTCAAGCAACTACCCGACGCTCAAAAAGTTTTGCAGCCGATGGACTTCGTCATTACGTGGGAAAGCGTAAACCGCTCACTGCTGTAATGTAACCAGTAAGCCACGGGCAAGGATTCGACACCCGCGCAGCCCTCTCCCTGCGCAGCCCGTGGCCCCTACATACCGGAGAGGAACAACGTTGCGGAGAGGTGACGAATGGCACGTACTACATTAAATTACACTGTAAAAGACAAGGGCCGCGATTGCGGCAAGGTTTTCGTATTGACCGAGCTACCTGCGGCCAAAGCTGAGTCGTGGGCGATGCGTGCGATTCTCGCGCTAATGGCTGGCGGCGCGGAAATGCCCGACAACTTTGAACAGCTCGGCATGTCCGGTATGGCCGAAATGGGCTTGAAAATGCTGTCGACGCTCGAATGGAAAGTCGCCGAGCCGCTTTTGGCTGAAATGTGGGAATGCGTGCAGTTCATGCCCGACCCCTCAAAGCCGCACGTCGTTCGCAAAGTCTTCGAGGATGATATCGAAGAGATTATGACGCGTATCAAATTGCGCGCGGAAGTGTGGTCATTACACACGGGTTTTTTGAAGGCCGTCGCCAACTCAAGCTCGGGCGGCTCCAAGACGGCGGCCGGCAAAAGCAATTCGCAGAATACGTAAACCTGTCGGCTCCGATTGCGACGGTGCTATCGCGACGCATGGCCACGCTGCATGAGCTCGACACCGTCTACAGCACGCGCGACCTTTATGATATGCTCGAAGTAATCACGGTTGACGATTACAATAAAATTTTAGCGAGTCAGGAATAAGCGCGATGGCCACAATAATCGATAGTCTGTTGGTAAAACTTGGATTGGATTCGTCAGAATTCAAATCGGGGAAAAACGACGTCGACGCTGGCCTCAAAGACACTTCCAAAAAAGCCGACAAGACCGCCGAAAGTTTCGAGGTGGTCGCGAAGAAGGCCGCCAAATTCCTTGCCGTACTTGGCGGCACTATGGCCGTCAAACATTTCATACAGAATCAAATCGAATCGAACGCGGCACTCGCTCGCCTATCGAAAAACTTGGGTGAAGGTGCTGACGAAATATCGGCCTGGTCACGTGCGGCCGAGCTTGCCGGCGGTTCGTCCTCGGGGCTGCAAGGCACTATGGATTCGCTCAGTCAATCTCAAACCGAACTGATGTTGACCGGACAAAGTGGACTCATCCCGTATTTTTCCGCGCTCGGCATAAGCATGGCTGACGCCGGCGGCAAAGCTCGCCCGGTTAGCGCGATGTTGCTCGACTTGGCCGACAAGTTCGGCAAGATGGACCGCACGACCGCAAACAATATGGGCCGCATGATGGGCATTGACCAAGGCACCATGCAATTGTTACTCAAGGGTCGAAGTGAAGTTGAAATGATGATTCGACGTCAGAAGGAACATGGCGCGGTCACCAAAAAGCAGGCCGAGGATTCGTTGCGCCTCAATCAAATAATGATTGCGAGCCGTCAAGGGTTCGAGACTTTCGGCCGCACGTTGCTATCGGTCGCGATGCCGGCATTGGAAGCCTTGGGTAATCTATTCGCGGACTTCGGTAATTGGGCGAGCTCGAACATGGAATTCATACAAGGGTTCCTCACAGTCATCGCGGGCGGCCTCGCTGCGATAGCCGTGGCGTCCATGCCAATCAACCTGACGGTGTTGGCCGTGGTGGCGTTGGCCGCAGCCTTGGTGGCACTGTGGCAGGATTACCAAACGTTCAAGCGTGGCGGCGACACTCTCATCGACTGGAAGAAGTGGGGCCCGGGCATCGAAGCTGCGAAAACTGGGCTCGGGTTCCTCAAAGATTTGTTGATTGACATGCTAGTTCGCGCGGTCGCCGTTGGTGATGCGATACTCAAATTGGCGACCGGCGACTTTTCGGGCGCCATGATAGCCGCGAAAGCCGTGCTATTCGGCGTCGAAGGTGTCGGCCTGCAGTCGAATGACGGCGGCGGTGCACCCGCATCAAGCCCCGTCGCGGGGATACCTGGCGCGTCACGTTCCGCGGCCGGTGCTGGGGCCTCAAACGGCGTTCAAGCGCGATTGGCGGGCGCACCTCAAGCCGGCAATCGAACTGTGACCACAACTATCGGCGAGATAAACGTAACCACCGCCGCGACTGACGCAAAGGGCGTCGCCGACGGTATGGGTAAATCGATGGACTATCTGTTTACATCGCAAGCCAATCTCGGGATGAACTGACATGCCGAACATACCTTTCCCGAACGTGCCGGCGTTACCCGGCGTCCCGCAAATACCGCGCAGCGTGTCGTCACCGGCGCGCGCCGCCAGCTTGGGCGTGCTGCAAGGGTTACTATGGCGCATCTTTCAAGTCGATGCGCAATGGGGGATATTCAATAGCAACGGCGAAGCGCTCGGTGACCCCGCTATTTTTACGGGGCTTGTCGGTAACGCGCTGGAAGCTGCGGGCCTTGGCTCCACGCTGTCGACCGGTAGTGTGGAATATACGAAAGAGACAAAGGTCAGCGATTACCCAGTGGAGCGCGGCGGCTTTGCCAGTTATAACAAAGTCGAAACGCCAGCGTCGCCGATAGTCACGCTTTGCTTATCCGGCACCGAGAGCAATCGCAAATCGTTTTTGGAATCCATCGACGCGGCCTGTAAGTCGACTGAGCTGTATAGCGTGGTCACGCCCGAAGTGACCTACGTCGACTATAGCCTCGAGCGTTACAACTACCAGCGGCGCAGCTCAAAGGGCGCGACGTTGCTGATTGTGGAAATCGCGTTGAAGGAAATCCGGCAAGTGTCGGCGCAATATGTCACAACGACCGCGACCGCAATTGATACGCCGAAAGACGTCGGGGCAACGCCGAGCGCATCGGGCGGTAAAGTGCAAGGGCGGAAGCCGAACACTTCCACGCTAAAGAGCCTCGCCAATAAACTGCCAGGGCTTGCGGACACGGCCACGGCTTATATTCAAGGGCTGGTGAACTGATGCAGACCATACCCATACAGGCGATACCCGCGCAAACCTTGCAAGTCGTGCTAGGTGGTCAGAATTGCCAAATATCCCTACGCCAAAAGTCGCAAGGCGTGTTCGTCGATATCAGCGTCGAAGACGTCGACGTCGTTGTTAGCGTAATCGCTCGCGACGCCGTGCCGCTAATGTGCCGTGAATACGTCGGGTTCGTCGGGAACATTCTGTTCATCGACACACAAGGTTCGGACGACCCGAGTTATGAGGGTATGGGCTCGCGGTTCACTTTGAACTATCTGACGGCGGCCGAAAATGCTCTCATATAGCAAAAAAGAATTACGTTTCATTATCACGCTCGGCACTGGTAAATTCGGGTCGTCGTCGAACGACCAAATCATTCTCCAAGGCTTTCGCGCGACCGCTGATATCGACAAGGCTGGCGGTATGATGATGGGCACGCTACGCGCGAAAATTTACGGCGTGAAGCAAGACGACATGAACAGCATCACGACGCTACAGTGGAAGCCTGGGTCGCTTATCCCGAACACCGTGGAAGTCTACGCCGTGGAGCCTGACGCGGAAACGTTGGTCTTTGCCGGCAACATCGTCAACGCGTGGGGTGATTACCAAGGCATGCCCGACGTGTTCCTGCATATTCAAGCGCAAGCCGCATATTTTAACGGGCTGCGCGCGGTCAAGCCTTTCAGCATCAAGGGTGGCGTCGACGCGGCGGTCGTGATGGAACGAATCGCAACCGACATGGGGCTCGCGTTTGAAAATAATAACGTCAGTGTGATGCTCACCGACGTCTACTTGGCCAATACGCTTAAAGAGCAAGCGTTAGAGCTGGCCCGCATGTGCAATTTCACGCTTTACATTGACGACAAGGTGTTGGCCATCACCAACAAATACTCGCCGCGCAAAGGATTGATTCCCGAAATATCGGCGCAATCCGGACTCATTGGTTACCCGACGTTCGACGGCATCGGCGTCAATTTTCAAACCGTATTCAATCCAGCCGTGGCGTTCGGTGGCGCGGTCAAGCTGACGACCGATATCGAACGTGCGGCCGGCGAGTGGGTTGTGGTATCGGTATCGCATCGACTTGAATCCGAAAAGCCAGGTGGCGCGTGGTTTTCAACAATCAGGGGAAATCTAAATGGCCTCGCCGTCGTCAAGCAGTAACGAAGTGCCGACCGGCACCCTCGACCCGTCTAGTACGTGGGGTGAGTTCAATAACATCATGTTTGCCGTGCAACAGGCGTTAAGCAAGATGCAGACGGCGACGCTTGTGCGAATCGAATCGTGTACCAACGCGGGCGAACTAACCCCAGTGGGTTACGTTGACGTAACACCTTTGGTCAATCAGCTGGACGGTGCGGGCAATCCGACGCCACATGAAACGATTTACAACGTGCCCTATTTCCGGCTCCAAGGTGGCGCGAACGGTATCATCATGGACCCAGTCAAGGGGGACGTTGGCATTTGCGTATTCGCAAGCCGCGACATATCCAAAATCAAGACGACGAAAAAGCAGGGCAACCCGGGCAGTCGACGCCAATATAGTTTTTCCGACGGCATGTATCTCGGCGGGATGCTCAACGGTACGCCCACCCAGTATGTGCAATTCAGCGCGGCCGGTATTCGCATACACTCGCCGACGCTGGTAAAGCTGGACGCTCCCGATATACAATTGAGTGCGGACACTGTGGAGATTGTGGGCACGACGTCGACGACAATCACGACGCCCACTTTCACGGTAAACGGCGCGGCTCAATTTAACGGAACGATTGACGCGACGGGTGAAGTTACCGGCAACGGCATTGCATTGAGTACGCACGCGCACAGTGGCGTAACGCCTGGCGGAAGTAATACGGGGGGTCCGGTATGACCGAATTTAACACCTTGCTTTTGGACCAAACCGAATGGGATTTGGTCATCGATAGCGCGGGTAATATCGCGATGGCGTCGCCGCAATACGCCCTCGCGCAAGACGTTGCGAGCGCAGTTCGGCTATTCCTCGGCGAACTTTGGTACGATACGACAAAGGGCATTCCGTATTTCGAGGACGTGCTAGGACATTTGCCGCCGCTGTCGCTGATGCGGGCTTACATTGAAAATGCAGCGCTCACGGTGCCGGGCGTCGTGTCGGCGCGATGTATAATCAGCGCATTCGAGTCTCGGCAGATAGTCGGGCAAGTGGAATTCATAGACGAAACGGGAGCTTCAAATAATGTCACTTTCTAGCGTACCGAGTTTGCAATTCACGGCAGCGGGCCTAGTGGTGCCGTCTGAGGCTGACATTCTCGCCGGTGTTCAAAGTGACATGGATGCGGCATTTGGCGGTGGATTAAATCCGTCGTTGGAAACTCCGCAAGGTCAGCTCGCCTCGAGTCAAGCCGCAGTCATCGGCGATAAAAATAACGAAATCGCTTATGTGGTCAACCAGGTCGACCCGCGATATTCTGACGGTCGCTTTCAAGACGCCATCGGGCGCATTTACTTTCTGACACGTAAGCCGGCCATTGCGACCACGGTGCAAGCCACGCTGACCGGCTTGGCTGGGACGGTCGTACCTGCAGGTACATTGGCGCAGGATACGTCGGGCAACACTTACGCCAGCACGGGCGACGCGACAATCGGCGTCGGCGGCACTGTGGTCACCGAGTTCCAAAATATCGTCACTGGGCCGATTGCATGTGCCGCCGGCACCCTTACCTCAGTCTATCAAGCCGTCGCAGGCTGGGACGCCATCACGAACGTCGCAGCGGGCGTCTTGGGGTCGGTAGTGGAAAGCCGCGCCGACTTTGAGTATCGACGCGAGAGTTCGGTCGCAATCAACGCCGTCGGCTCGCTCGACTCAATTTATGCCGAAGTGTTCAATTTGCCCGACGTGCTGGACGTCTACGCGCTCGAAAATCCGAGCAATGCTGTCGTCAACGTGGGCGCGACTAACTACCCGATGGCTCCACACTCGCTTTACGTCGCGGTCGTGGGTGGCGTGGATGCTGATATCGCCGAAGCGATTTGGCGCAAAAAAGACCTCGGGTGTGACTACAACGGAAACACGACCGTCACCGTGACCGATACGGCCGGCTACAGCTACCCCGCGCCGAGCTATGACGTCAAGTTCGAGCGCCCGACCGCCGTACCGATAAAGTTCGACGTGCAATTGGTCAACGACCCGTCGCTACCCTCGAACATTTTGGAGCTGGTGCAAGCTGCAGTCATCGCCCAATTCACCGGCACCAACGCTAACGCATCGCGCGAGCGTATCGGTTCGCGCATCTTGTCGAGCCGATATTACGGGCCTGTCGCGGCAATCTCGCCGAACGTGTCACTTATCGAAATCATGCTCGGGTCAGTCACGCCAACGCTGACTCAGTTACTCATGGGCATCGATGAACAACCGACCATTGACGCCGCTGATATTGGTATCACGCTGATATGATAAATGTCGAACGCACGATAATCAGCCAATACGGCAATAGCGCGACAATCACACAGTTGATTCGCGATATGAACGATTACGTCGACCCACGCGCGGATTTTGACGCGTTCTTTAATTTCGTCTGGAATGTGGAAACTGCCCAAGGCTTCGGGCTTGATATTTGGGGGCGCATTGTCGGTATCGGTCGCGAGCTGAACATTGGCGACGTGACTCAGCGTTTCGGATTTGAAGAGGCGTTGCCAGGCTCATACCCGTTTGACGAAGCCCCCTTTTACGATAGTTCGCCGTCAGCGTCGAACACCTACGCGCTGAGTGACGACGCATATCGCAAGCTGATTTTGATTAAGGCCCTCGCCAACATTTCGGCGATGAACGCCAGCTCATTAAACCAGCTTGTCAAAAATCTATTCGTCGACCGCGGCCGCGCATATGTAAATGACTTGGGGGCAATGCAGCTTCGATACACATTCGAGTTCTTGCTAACGCCCGTCGAATTTGCGATTATGACGCAATCGGGAGCCGTACCGCGACCGGCCGGCGTGAAGGCATTTTTTATCAACACAGTGACACCAGTTTTCGGATTTAGCGAGGCTGGTGTAGAATCCGCTTCACCATTCGGGCAAGCCCCGTTCATACAGGAAGGTGCCACAAATGTTATTACTTGACGCTCCCGACAAACTGGTACTGCCGTTCGCTGACGGTGGTGGTCGCAACGCGATACCCGCAGCCTCGCAAATCGGCATCACGCCCGGCGCGGCCTCGCTCGAAGACGGCTTCCCGCCTCTCACTCGAACACCACTGGCGGGCGGCGGCGTGCCCCCTTCCGGCTTGGACATGAACGGCATTCTGTTTGAAATGTCCGCCGTGATTCGCTGGGCAAACGCCGGCGGTGGCTACCCTTACGACACGACATTTGCAAACGACGCCAACGTCGGCGGTTACCCCAAGGGCGCGCGAGTGCTGCGGTCCGACGGCCTCGGTTACTGGTTTAACACGGTCGACGACAATGTGACCGACCCCGAGAGTGCCGGCGCCGTTGCTGCCGGATGGGTGCCTGACTTTGCATATGGTGCCGCAGCAATTGCGATGACCAGTGCGAATGTGACGCTGACCGAATTGGAATACGGCAAACCTGTCATTGTCATCACCGGGTTATTGACTGCGAACTTGAATTTGATTTTCCCCGATATCATCGGCGAGTGGCTGATATTCAACGGGACGACCGGAGCATTCAACATTACCGCAAAAACTTCCGGCGGCACTGGTGTTCCGATAAATGATACCGCGCAGAAAATCGCATGCAACGGTGTGAACGTCTATTCACCGTCAAGCTACGCCCCGTCGGTCGTTGGCTCCCATTCAAATCTCAAAGCGTCGGCCGATGGTGTGTCGGCGAATGTCAGCGTGTCGGCCGACGAAATAATCGTCGAGAGCTCGGACAACGCCTATCAAACTTTGCGCAACGTGGCGCTAACGATTGCCGGCACTGCCGTCGGCGTGAACGGCATTGACGCGGGTGCGATTGGTGCAAACACATGGTACGCCTTGTGGGTGATTTGGAACGGCACGACCGTCGCCGGGCTCATGTCATTAAGCGCGACCGCTCCGACACTGCCTGCCGGATATACACATAAGGCGCGCGTCGGATGGATTCGCACGGACGGTACCGGTAACGCATATCCGTTGTCATTTAAACAGGTCGGGGCGAGCGTGCAGTACGTTGTCACCACGGGTTCCAACGTCCCGTATTATCCAATCATGGCTTCCGGTGTACTTGGGGACGCAACAATACCTACTTTTTCCGCAGTGCCGTGGGCTGCATTTCTACCGCCTACGGCAGTTAGAGGCCGATTTGTAGCAACGAATGGCGGTGGAGTGGGCGGGATTACACTCAGCCCAAGCAATAATTTCGGAAATCTAGCGACCTTAAATACGGCTCCCCCTCTTATCTCCTACCCGGCTGGATATGGGGCGCAGGATGCTGATTGGGTATTAGAGGGGGTGAACATTTACTACACAGGGACGGTCACCTCTAACATGGTGCAGGCAACGGGATGGGAGGACTCATTATGAGCTATGCAGTAAAGAAAGACGGAACAGGCTTTCGTGCGGTGTTGTCTGAAAATGATATCGATGCAGTGACGGAAGTATTTTCACAAACTCCGCCTACATTGCAATATGGGGAGGCAACCGTTCGCAGCGCGCGTGACCGTTTAATTGCGGCGTCAGACTGGACACAACTACCCGACGCCCCACTGACCACGACACAGAAAGCCGCTTGGAAAACATACAGGCAAGCGCTGCGGGACGTCACTGCGCAAGCGGGGTTTCCTGACAATGTGACCTGGCCGAAGGTGCCGTAATGGAACCGTGGATACTGACAACTTTCATCGGCGTCGCTTTTTCAATAATCGGCTGGCTTCTCGCGAACAAGGATAAAAAACAAAGCGAGGAAATAAAAGCCGAATCGGTATCGCGCAAAGAGGATGACGACGCAATTGAAACAAATGTCGACTTACTGTTCAAACTTTACCACGAGCTCGAAAAAGATTTGTCAGCGTTCAAGCTCGAGATAGCCAAAAACCACTACCCGAAACATGAGCTCGACCAACGTTTCGCCGAACTGAACTTATCGATAAAAGAGGGTTTCGGGGCGTTAAGTGGCGAGCTCAAGGAAATGAATAAATCTTTGCACAATCACTTCGACAAGCATCACTCGGGAGGTCAACAATGAGCGCTCTACTATCTTTCCTCGGCGGCTCCGTGTTTCGCATGCTATGGGGCGAAGTCTCGGCGTACTTCACGCGCAAGCAGGAACACGAACAGGAACTTGCGCGCATCACGGCCCAGGAAGTCATTGACGCCGCGCAGCACACTCGCAACCTCGAGTCGATAAATCTGCAAGCCACCCTCGGCGTGAAGACCATACAGGTGCAGGCTGACGCGGATATGGCTCGAATCGACGCTGCGGCATGGGCAGACGCGGTGCGCGATGTTGGCAAGCAGACCGGCATTAAGTTCATCGATATTTGGAACGGCATCATCAGGCCGTCGCTGGCCACGTTGGCGTGCGCGTTTTTGATTGCGGAAGCCGTCCACAATGGAATGAACCCGACGCCGCATATCATCATGGTATGCGATGCGATTTTGGGCATCTATATTGCCGAACGTTCGTTGGGCAAGCGTGGCAAATGAATATCCCGCTCGCAGTGGAAGTGTCCGCATCACTCGCGCGTCGCTGGGAAGGGTGCTATTTGACGCCCTACCTTTGCCCAGCGGGCGTTCCGACCATAGGCTACGGCGCGACCTATTATGAGACTGGCGAGCGCGTGACGCTGCCTGATGCGCCCATAACCAAAGAGCGAGCCGAACGGTTGCTTGTGTGGATGGTCGCAGGTCGATATCTGCCGGCGGTCCTGAGACTGTGCCCGCATATCGATACGCCCGACCGCCTCGCGGCAATCATCGACTTCACGTTCAACCTTGGTGCCGGTGCGCTAAAGGTCAGCACGCTACGCAAGCGAATCAACGCGGGCCGCTGGTCCGATGTACCCTATCAGCTGATGCGATGGAACAAAGCCGGCGGTCGCGTGCTGCGGGGGCTCACCTTACGCCGGAAGTCCGAAGCTGCGCTATGTTGATATCGCAGTCGGTATAATCTCGACCGACAATTCGCGGCCCTTCGCTGGCTTCTTCACAATACGAAGCGTGCGTGTCCTGGTAATCCATGTGTGATGCTGCAGCGAACAACGCTAGAAGTGCAAAAAGTATTTTCACGACTTTACCCCTTTCATATATTCCAAAAATAGTTCCCTGCCACGTTTGGCTCCCGCCTCGACATGCTCGACCATTGTGTCAGCTGGTGCGGGTGACGCTTCGCCGCATGTCGGCGGGTCGGGGTCGTTCACGTCCCACGCCAGCGCGCACTTACCGCAACACATTTGGTCACCGTATTGCCGAGCGTGACAATCGCGACGGCCGGCCATGTCACACCTCCCCAGTAAACCACGGCTCCCGATAGTCCGGCGACTTCTTCCACGCCTTGTACCACGGTGCCATATAGATTGCGGAACGCGTCAGGCCAACTTGCTTGGCTGCGGCGTATGGCGTTTTGCCAATGGTCAGCACTAGCACTTTAGCGACGCCCATTTCGGCGGATTCTTTAGCGGCCATTTGGCACCTCGACTTCAAAGATTGACTCGAGGTGTTCGGTAATCGCAGTGCCGTGACCGCTATCGCCCTCGTAGTCAGTAATCGCGATGCCGGACAAAGTGACGGCAAACTTTTCGCCACTGCCGCGGTCGGTCAGTTTCGTGCCGACCGGATATGTTTTCAATTGCATTTTGTTCCCCGTTATTAGATTGCAGTATTCTTCCCATTCAGCGTCGGTCATTGAAGCGTCGCCAGTCGTCGGCGTTGCGAGTTGGCAGCCGTTTTCCTCGCGAGTGTGGGCGATGATGCGCCCGCTCGACAATTTTATGTAAGCGCGCGGCGGTTGTTGGTTAGCTTTGAAGTCAGACATTTCGTTCTCCTAGTTATTTATTCGACGCACTCAGTATAGGCAAATAATTTACCTATGTCAACACATAATAACCGACGTCGCGCAACATGCTTTCAGCCTTGTCGATGTACCACTGATAATCGATATCGTCGGGCAGGTCGTCGGGTAGCGTCATGCACGGGCGGGAGCCATAGGAAAGGCTGACGGTGTTGCCGTTGCTGGCGTAGACGATAGGCCCAGGTGAGCGCGTGCCGTAGTACCAGCGCACGACCTTGCCCAAGTATTCCGGCACTTGAGGCTCGAAGCATGTGTGATACGCCGTGCGCGGGTCGGTCAGCATGTCACCCAGGCGCCACTTGCGACCCTCTTTCACCCAGCCGTTCGCGGTGAGTGTGCCCACCATGTCCATGACGCGAGCATCTTTGCGCGGACCTTCACCCCACATTTTCACGCCACCACCGTTGACCTTTTGGATGGTGACGAATTTGCGAATGTCTCGGCATGCCGAAATGGTGTATTCAAACGGGATACCTTTGGCCAGGAAGTCCGACACGGCATCGGCGCAAATCTCGACGTCGGGGTTTTTCTTCTCTACCAAACCGCCTTTGCCATACTCACCCTTGCGCTTCACGTCGTCGGGCGTTTTGATTGCAAAATAGTTATTGACGTCGCGCGCATAGATGGCCAAATAATCGTCGGTTTCCATTTCCAAGCCGGTGCGCTTCTCCCATTCGGCTATCAGATACTCGGACGTTGCGAGCTTGTCGCGCGGGCACTTGATGACGATGCCGTCGGTGTTCGCCGATATGACCGGTATGGCGTAATGATGGTGCCACTCAATCAGCATCAGCAACGACAGCTGACCGGTCAACGTGGTTTGGATAAGCATGGCTGGCGCGAATAGCACGCTGAACGGGCTACCGGTCTTGCCGAACGTTCCGTTAATCATAATCTTGCCGCCACCGTCGCCGGTCTTCGCGTCTTCATATTCGACGGTGCCGATAAATCCGGCCTTTTCGAGCTTCTTCGCGAGCGCTTTGCACAACAGGCGTTCGTCTTTAATGTCGCGGAATTCTTCGAGGAACTGCGGACCCAGCGCCGGCGGCCACTCTCCCGAATTGAGAATCAAGCTCGGGTAGTAACTGGCCACGTCCGGCATGCGGACCTGATGCGTTTCGTCGCTGATGGCGACTAGCTTCTTTTCCTGCGAGTGCAGGCCGCCGATACCCATTTTATAGGTCGACGTGCCGATGGTGATTTCGAGCCCTTCAAGCTGGTGCGGCATTTCAACGCGACCGGTCGGACCCAATCGAAAGACCGACTCGCGCACCAGCTCGAGCGCGCGTTGCAGCCGCGGCGTGCTGTATGAAATGAAATCCGGCACCTTGTAGCGGAACGCCAAATTCCAGTCGATGTCGGGTTTATAGATGCGATGACCCAACGCCTTCTCGCATCGATGCTTTAGCACGGCCTCGGCGACTTGGGCGTCGGATTTGCTGCGCAGGTCCAGCCCGTAGCGCTCGCCCAACGCCTCACGCTGTCGCAGCTGCGGAGCCAGCGCGTCGAACAATTCTTCGAGTACGTCAAGGTCGTTTTCGCAATACGTGTCGACTTCCACAATCTCAGGCTCGGTCAGATAGTGTGCAGGGTCATACGGCAAGTCCTGCATTTTTTTGCAATGGATGCGGCCGGCGTATTGCTTTTGACTGCCCGCACCTGGCGCGACTTCCATTATGTCGATGTGGTCGGCAGGCTTCCAATCAGGCAACCCGAGTTCCCACGGCTTGCGCTTCTCGACAATTATTTGGTCGTTGAGCCATTTCAATTGCTCGCACGTGTAGCCCGCGAGCGCTGCGGTAATCATCGGCACGTCGTAATAATTGCCGTTGAAGCTGACCGAACAATAGGCGTCGAACAAAAGCCGGATACGCGCGGCCTCGCTTGGCTCGAACGATTGCCCAGCGCGGAGCCGGAACGCATACGCGACGCCGTTGCGCGGTCGGAATTTGAGCAACCAGTAGTTCGGGAAACACTCCGTGTCATAGAACGCACGCGGGGGCGTCCCGGCTACTGGTGGCGGTGGTGCTAGGTGAGTCATCAATACTTCTTACCGTCATCAAGACGGCGATTCTCGGGCTTGTGGTCAGGACGCGTGGCATTGAACGCCAGCTTCTCGACAATCGCGCCGCCGAGGTCAAGCCCCAACGCACCAGCGAGGTCGGCGATACGAATGACGGCGTCGGCCAATTCAACCTCAACCATCGGGCGATGCGGCAGTTTGTCGTCCATCAGATTTTTGCGGTGACCTTCCATCGCTTCGGACACTTCCGATACGACCAACATCAGCTTTTCGCCGACCACATGGGGGCGTGCGATGACCGGTTCGCCAGTCTCAAGGTCGTTCCACCAGCCAGCGTCGGTCGACGCCTTGTGGCAGCTTACGACTAGATTCTCAACGCCAATGCGCAAATTCTGTTTGACTAAAGGGTGCATGTTTTCTCTCCAAAGAAAAAGCCCCGCGATGCGCTGCGGGGCCGTAGTTACGTTAAGCCAACATCAGCCCGTTTTGTACCAACATCGCGTCGGTCCAGCCTTGCGCGATGTAAGCCTCATACGCGATACCATTTGCGGCCGCCGTCATCTTGCTGACTGGTGCCGCTGGTGCCGCTGGTGCCGCTGGTGCAGCTGGTGCCGCTGGTGCCGCTGGTACTTGCAGGAAGCCCGCGTTAGGGACGACTGGTATGGCAGGCGCAGCCGGCGCAGGGGCGGGTGGCGTCGGCACAGAACCAGCGGGCGCCAAAGGGGCAGGTACACCCGGTACGCTAGGAATGCCGGCAGGCGCCACATAGCCCATCGCGGGCGCTGGCATACCCGCGACCGCAGGGGCATACCCTGGAACCGGGACGGCTGCCGGCACGCCAGCGGGGGCCGCTTGTGGCAAAGGGATTGCGCCCGCTGGCGGTGTCATGCTCGCACCGGCTGGCAATGGTGCCTGACCAAAGCCCGCACTGGCCACGTCAGGGCCGAAAGTAATTTCCTGACCGTAGGCGCGGAAGCAAACCATGCTGTGATTGATATAAACGCCCGGTTGTTGCGCGGAGCCGTTACCGTCGACCGAGCCCGCCACTTCGACAAAATAGCCAGGCTTGCAGAAGTCGGCTTGCGTGACTTGCACGTAACCTTGGCCTTCTTGTTGGTACACCTTCGGCGCAAAACCGCCCGAGAATTTGACGACCCAACAACCCGCAAAACCTTCGGTTTCGGAATTCTTACGACCGTTTTTGTTCGGGATTTGACTGTCACCGTCTTCGATTTTCCAAGCGAAAGACGGGCTCTGCGCGATGTTCGGGAACGCTTGGTTACCGATGGTCCAAATCTGTGCACCCCAAGGCGTTTGGCCCCAGTGAGTTTCGCCAGGATTCTTCGGAATTGCCAGCGCGAAAAAGTAATTCGAGCGAGGCTGGCCCGCGTTAGGTCCATGCTTGGTGACCAGCGGTTTACCTTCGGCGTCCGTCGTGTTCGGGTTATACAGCGAGCCCATGACGATGCGACCGACGGGGAATGTGATATTCGTTTTTGCCATGTTAGTTACCACCTTTCTTCGGAGCGTGTTCGGGATATTCCGCGTAATACACGGATTCGGGTGTTTGCTCGCCGCGACCTTCGAGCCAGCCGTCACGGTCGGCTACAGCTTTCAAATTGTCGTGATGCTTGGCTACCGACTGCAGCTCGGCGTAAAAGTCGTCGTCGTTCAATACTGGCGGCTTCGCATCTACGACCTTTCCATAAAATGCGGGGAAGTGACCGCGCACCTTCTCTTCGTCGCCCTCGGCAAACCACTTGAGGAACATTTCAGCCTCAGTTTTGTCGGTCAGACTGTCGGCGAATTTTTCTGCATCAGCTTTCGTTTTCTTTACCATGATGAATCTCCTAGTTCGTTGTGCCAAATACGCGTCGCGCATCGGCGGGATTATCGGGAACCAACTTTACTGACCCCAATGGTGTAACACTGTACGCGCTAATGACGGCTTCGTCAACACCGATTTTTATCGCTTGTTTCGGAGTCTTGACGCCGGGCTTTGATAAGTCGACGCCCATGAGCTCGCCGATAGACAAAACCTGTTCGACTGGGACCGCCCACTGTTGCCGACCGTAACCTTGTTCGACGCGGTGGAACGGTACGGCTTGACCTTGTCGCACGTAAGCGGTCACACATTCCCGCAGCCCCTCGACCCGTGATTGCAGTCGCTCCAATGAACGTTCCATCATTTTCAATTCGAGGCTCGCGGCGGCCGGCGGTAACTCTACGGGCGACGATTGCACTGCGAATTCGGCGTCGCTGTATGCACCCTTTTGCAAGGCTGGGCACGCATGTCGACCTGAGCAATCGACGCACTCCGAATTCGTGGTCGCCGTGGGATTCTCGGCAAGCCCCGCGATAGCTGCAGCGTTTAGCCGATTGACGTGCGCGCGCAAATCACTCGCCATCACCGACCACGTGCGGACGGGCGCCCCTTTGTAAAAGCATCGGGGCTGTATGACTGTAAAGTGCACGCGGACGGATTGGTCAATGACACCTATCGATTGCTCAAATTGGTCCGCGATTCGTTCCAATATGCCGACGGTGTAAATGATTCCCTGTTCGTTTTCGTATTCATCAACGAAGCGGTGCCCGAATTTGTAGTCGAATACGTGGAGCTCCCGTTGGTCCAAATTGAACGCCCAAATGTCGGGCGTACCCCAGCACTTTTCGTGCACGCACTGGGCGGCAATCGGCGTTTCGACATATAGCAATTCGGTCGTTGGCATGGCGCCCACTGTCTCGACAACCAGCTCGCTGCCGTCAATCATTTCCTCGGTGACATAGATGCCATTCGGGGCTTGCATGCCGACGGTGACCACTCGACCCTCGAGCATTTCGGCAAACACCCAATGCGCGGCGGTGCCTTCCATACTCTCGGGCGTGTCGGGCTTCGGGTAGAGCCTGTTCATCGTCACCCACATGGCGCAACGACTCCAAGCCTTCGCGCCCGACGGTGGCAAGATTGAGTGTGCGCCGCTCATTATCGGGCCGCAATCAACGCGTCGATATTGCGAGCGACTGCCTCGACCAAGTCCAAACGATTCGCCAGCAACGGCAACGCGTGAACGGCTCCACCGGTCGCATCACTACAGCACTGCGCGACTTCCGCTTGCGTGACCTTGTTGGCCTGCATCGCAGCCGACGTGCGCCCAATCAACGCGACGTAATGTTGGCGCGCGTCCGCGTTGGGTGCAGCTGGTGGCGTTGGTGCAGCTGGTGGCGTTGGTGCAGCTGGTGGCATCGGCGTCGACGCGGTGGCACTAGGGAACGGCCATTGCGGTTCGACCGGTGCTGTAGGTGCTGCACCCATAAGCTGACGCAATTCGGCCTCGACCGTCGTCACCAATGCGGCGTCAACCCTCGGCTTTTTGCGCCATGTACCATCGGCGATTTTAGCCTTGCTGCCGGCATGTATGCGCGCATCCCACGGCAGACCCTTGGTGTCGAGCTCAACGCTTGGCGCAGGGGTCGTGGGGGCCGCAGGTGCCGTCGGGGCAGTGGCCGTGGGTGCGGTCGGCGCAGGCGGTACGGGGGCGGTCGGCGGTGTCGAAGTAGCCAGCGGCGCCGCGGGGGCAGTCGGCAACGGAGCGGCACCCGCAGTGGATGGGGCAGCGGTCGCCCCCGGAACTAAAGGGGTGAACGACCCTGGGCCAAAAGCCAACACCGCGGCGTCCAATTCGTGCGAAGGTATCGCCGAGCCGGCATGCACGCCGAAAGCGGCTTCGGGCAATGTCGATGTGTGGTCGTGGTCCAGTTGCTCGAGTTCACGCGTGGACGTGTCCACTTTGCCGCAAGTGCCGGCGCACGACTTGGCTGGATATGCGAGGATGAAGCCTGCGACGGCTTCACGTTGTTTTTGGTCAAGACCTGATGGGTCAACGGTAATTTGCATCATTTCGATATTCTCCTAGTTGAAATAAAAATTGACTGCGGTGCCAATTGTACCGATAATGACGCATCCGTCAATAACAATTTAACGAGACTATGCAAATCTTTAAGAACAACAATGTTGCAAGCATCATGGTTGGCGATTGCCTGCAGTCAATATCCACAATGCCCGACAGGTCGATAAATTGCTGCGTCACGTCACCCCCTTACTACGGGCTTCGCGACTACGGGCACGCTGGTCAAATCGGACTAGAAGAGTCACCCGAAATCTATATTGCGAAATTGGTCGAGGTGTTTCGAGAAGTCCGCCGCACGCTAACTGACGACGGGACACTGTGGCTAAATATCGGGGATAGTTACGCAAGTTTTCGCGATGGTAAAGCGACACCTGACACCACGCGGGGGGATGACACCGGCACCGCCGTGCCCAAAGGGTCGGCGCGAAATCGAAGCGCATCGACATTTAGCGGCTCGAGTGTGAAACACAAAGACCTCATCGGCATCCCCTGGATGCTCGCGTTTGCACTTCGCGCTGACGGTTGGTATCTGCGTCAAGATATCATTTGGAACAAGCCGAACCCTATGCCCGAAAGCGTGCGCGACCGCTGCACTAAATCGCATGAATATATTTTTCTACTGAGCAAATCCCCGAAGTACCATTTCGACGGTGCGGCGATTAAAGAAAAGGCGGTCGGTGGTAGCAAGGGCGCATCGGCGTCATTTAAGCGGACGGGAAGCAAACGCGGCGTTGCTGACGTGTGCCCTGCGAGCCCCATGCCGACGCACCGCGAAAATCGACCTGACGTTAAGTATGACGGCGACACTCGCAACCGACGCTCAGTGTGGAATGTGGCGACGCGACCATATAAGGGTGCGCATTTCGCAGTATTCCCTCAGGAACTTATTGAGCCTTGCATTTTGGCGGGTTGCCCTGCTGACGGTGTAGTGTTGGACCCGTTCGGGGGTAGCGGGACGACCGCCGGGGTGGCGTTGAAACTTGGACGAAACGCCGTGATTTGCGAATTGAACCCGGATTACTTACCCCTCATGCCGGATAGAATTGAGTCTATAAAATGACCGTAGCCCTTCGACCATTCCAACACGAACTAGAACGCGCTATCTATGAGGCGTGGCAAAGCGGGGCGCGGAACGTGATGCCGGTCGCGGCCACGGGGTCGGGCAAGACAGTTGTGTTATCGAAAGCGCTACACGACGAACCGGGCGTGTCGGCAGCCATCGCGCACCGTCAGGAATTGGTGAGTCAGATATCGATTGCGCTCGCTCGCAACGGTGTGCGGCATCGCGTCATCGGAGCCAAAAAGGGCTCGAGTCTGATTCGGGTCATCAGTGCACTACAGGTCGCCGAGCTGGGTTATAGCTTTTTTGACCCCAATGCGAAAACTGGCGTCGGTGGTGTCGATACTGTGATTCGCATGGACAAGTCGGACCCCTTCTTTACGCAAGCCCGCCTGATGGTGCAAGACGAAGCGCACCACGTATTGAAAGATAACAAGTGGGGGAAGGTCGCGCAAATGTTCCCGAATGCTCGCGGCTTACTCCCGACCGCAACACCGTTGCGCGCTGATGGTCGCGGGCTCGGTCGCCACGCTGACGGGCTGGTCGACGCGATGGTGTTGGCGCCATCCATGCGCGACATTATCGACATGGGGTATTTGACCGACTACCGCATTTTTGCGCCGCCGTCCGACCTCGACTTGTCGGCCGTGGCCATGAGTCAGGCGACCGGTGACTACAACGCCGACCAGCTGCGCAAGGCCGTACATAAATCGCATATCACCGGTGACGTGGTCGCGCACTATCTCAGGCTCGCGCCTGGCAAACTCGGCGTGACCTTTGCCGTCGATGTGGAATCCGCGACCGAGATTGCCGCGGCGTTCCGTGCAGCGGGTGTGCCGGCCGAAGTGGTGAGCGCGAAAACACCCGACACGTTACGCGCACAAATCCTGCGACGCTTCAAGGCGCGTGAAGTGATGCAATTGGTCAACGTCGATTTGTTCGGTGAAGGCTTCGACCTGCCAGCGATTGAGGTGGTGAGCTTCGCGCGACCGACCGAATCTTTCGCCCTCTTCTCGCAACAGTTCGGCCGAGCGTTGCGCCTGATGCTGACCGGTGAAGAATTGCGCGGCTATGACCTACTGAGCGACGCGGGGCGCAAGGCCGTCATTGCTGGCAGCTCGAAGCCCGTGGCGTTCATCATCGACCACGTCAACAACGTATTGCGCCACGGGTTACCGGACGCACGCCGCGAATGGTCGTTGGATAGGCGCGAGCGTAGGGGTAGCAAAAAGTCGGACGCGATACCGTTGCGCATTTGCGTCAATGACCAGTGCATGCAGCCCTATGAGCGGATTTATAAATGCTGCCCGTACTGCGGACACTATCCGCCGCCGCCGTCGCGCAGCTCGCCGGAATATGTCGACGGCGATTTGTTGGAGCTGGACGCCGACACACTGGCTGCATTGCGCGGTGAGATATCGCGAATCGATGGGGATGCGACCATACCCTATGGCGCCGCACCGGAAGTGGTGGGCGCAGTGCGTAAGCGGCACTGGGAGCGTCGCGAGGCTCAAGGTCAATTGCGCAACGTCATCGCGTGGTGGGCTGGCCTAGAGCATGCACAAGGCCGCGGCGAGTCTGAGAGTTACCGACGGTTTTATCACCGGTTCGGTATCGACGTCGCGAACGCTCAGACACTCGGCACACGTGAGGCCGCCGAGCTCGCCGAGCGCGTGCGGCTCGAGCTGGTCAAATTCGGTATTGACGGAACCGTCAACGCGGGCGCATACTTCGCGTATCAATAACTGAGAGGGGTTGAACATGCCATTTCAAAATTACCGACAGCGGAGCCGCGACCAATGGGGTGTCACCACCGATGACGCACTGACACTTGAGCAGATAAACACCGGTGCGATTTTGCGTATCGCCGATGCGACCGAGCTGATGGCGACACGGCACACTGAGCTGATACGTGAGCGTGACCACTTCGCATCAGTTGCCCGCCACATGCAAGCCGAGCTCGACAGGATGACTCGAAGCAACGCCGCACTTCGCGGACATTTGAAACGCTTAAAAAAGAAAGGTTGAATATGGGACTGATACGGAAACTGCTAGCCGACATGCGCGCCGCACGTGCACGTCGCAAATATCGCGCTGCAGTCAGGGCGGCAATGTCGGTCGGAATGTTTTGCTGCGAGATTCAAGTGGTCGCGGGCACGCATTACCTAGTGAAGCATCCCGGCGGCCAAATGTTCAAAATCGGCAAGCCTATTAAGGGGGTGAAGTGATGGACGCACACGACGAAATGATTACCAGCTTGAAAGGTGACGACCCGAGTTCGGAGGTCGAGCCGTCGCAGACTTGTTACCAATGCGAGCAACCCGCTAAATATCTATTCGCCGATGGGCGCGGCAAATGCTGCACGCGTGTCACGCCGGAAGAAGTGACAGGCTGGCCATGAACGATTATATATTTTGGGCAATCATCGTCGCGCTTTTCGCGTTCGCATACTGGATGCGCGAGCGGCACAAGTGGGAGTATCACAACCCATACGAGCGGCGCTGCAAAAAGTGCGGGCGCATCGAAGTTGAGTATTGCCGCGATTTGCGCTCATGGAATCAAAGTTGGTGGGAAGTGCACCGGTACGGCGACGGTTCCTGTACTAAATGACACCCGCCGTCTATCAATGGGCCGTGCGCAACGGTGTGAGCCATCAAGCGCTTGTCGAGCTGCAAGCGTTGTTCGGCATGCACGGTGACCACACGTTACCGGACAGCGTCACGGGGGCGAGCGAGGGGGCCGTGCAAGCTGCGGTGAGGCTCGAGGCCGCGCGTAAGGGCGTCAAGCTATTCCGCAACAACGTCGGCGTGCTGATGGACGCAAACGGGCGGCCGGTGCGCTACGGCCTGGCGAACGACTCCAAGCAAGTGAATGAAGTGATGAAGTCGGGCGACCTTATCGGATGGCGCCCGGTGCTGATTGAACAACGGCACGTCGGGCACGTCATCGCTCAATTCGTCAGCCGTGAGTGCAAGCGTAAGGGATGGCGATATACTGGAAGTGACAGGGAGCCGGCGCAGCTTGCGTGGGCGCAATTGATAACTAGCGGGGGCGGCGATGCGGCCTTTTGCGCGGGGGAGGGTACGTTGTGATTTTACATATGGATTGCCGACACGGGCTGGCGATGTTGCCCGACAATTCGGTCGACGCAATACTTACCGACCCGCCGTATGAATTGGGATTCATGGGTAAGGCTTGGGACAAAACTGGCATTGCGTATGACGTCGAACTGTGGCGAGAAGCGTTGCGCGTTTTGAAGCCGGGCGGGCACATGTTGGCATTTTCATCAGCGCGAACTTATCACCGGATGGCGTGCGCAATCGAAGACTCGGGCTTTGATATCCGCGACCAAATCATGTGGGTTTACGGCAGCGGCTTTCCCAAATCAAAAAATCTCGACGGCGAATTGCAAGGCTGGGGCACCGCACTCAAGCCGGCGCATGAGCCGATATGTATGGCACGCAAGCCATTGATAGGCACCGTTGCGGCGAACGTGTTGGCCCACGGAACGGGTGCGATTAACATTGACGGCTGCAGGGTTGGGAGTGGTGCCGGTACAAATCTGACAGCCAGTGAGCATAACGAAGCGGGTCGCTGGCCCGCGAACCTTATCCACGACGGTAGCGATGAAGTGTTGAGCGCATTCCCCGACGCGCCTGGTCAACTTGCGAACGCCAGCACTAACGGTGAGGCGCGCAAAACTCAAAACGTTTACGGTAGCATGCGACGCGGGCGCGGCGATGAACCGAGCGCCACTAGCGACAACGCCGGACATGTTGGCTTTAAGATGAAGCCCGGCGAACGCAGGCTTGACGCGGGGAGCGCCGCACGCTTCTTCTACTGTGCGAAGGCGAGCAAATCCGAACGTGGCGCCGATAACAAACACCCAACGGTTAAACCGATAAAGCTCGGGCAATATTTGGCGCGACTCATTTGCCCGAAGGGGGGAACGTTGGTTGACATATTCGCAGGCTCGGGCTCATTCGGAGTGGCGGCGAAACTTGAAGGTTTCGATTTTTTGGGGTTCGACACTGACGTCGAAAGCGTGACCGTGGGTAATGCGAGAATTGAGTTGGCGCAACTTACCGTTGACGACCCCGTCAATAAGCAATAGACTAGCCGCAACAATAACCGGACCACATGACATGAGCAAAAAACGCCAGCAACCCGACGACCGTCGATATCAAATCCTAACCGCCGCGCTGACGGTCGCCGAACGACCTGGTGGATGGTCAGCACTGACGCGCGAGCTAGTGGCCAAAGAGGTCGGATGCGCCGAAGCGCTGATATCAAAATACTTTGGCACCATGCCCGACTTTAAGCGAACAATCATGCGCTCGGCAATCCTGACTGAGAACTTGAGCATCATCGCGCAAGGGCTCGCAACCGGTGACCGCCACGCTCAGAAGGCCGACGACGCCGTCAAACAATCAGCACTCGCAACACTGATGGGCTGACCATGAGAGAGCTACCGCAAGCCTTCGCGGCGATGGGTCAGTATCGCCAATTTATTGTTTACACGTCGCAGCCGAGCCCTAGCCGCCCCGGTAAAACGGACAAATTCCCCTGCGACTTTCGTACCGGAAAGGTTGCAAGTGCACACGACTCGAACATTTGGACTGACCATGCGACGGCTATTGCTCACGCTATTCATTACGGTGCGAATTGTGGTGTCGGTTTCGTATTCACCGACGCCGACCCCTTCTTTTTTCTCGACCTCGACAATTGCTTACAGCCCGACAATACGTGGTCGCCGGTCGCGCAGGGCTTGTGCGCACACTTTAGCGGGGCTGCGGTCGAAGTATCCCAGTCGAATCGCGGGCTCCACATTTTCGGAACATACTCAACCCCTATTGGCGCGCATGCTTGCAAAAATATCCCGCTAGGGCTCGAGCTGTATCACACGGGGCGATTCGTCGCGCTGACTGGAACCGGTGCCGTCGGTAACGTTGCGGCCGATTGCTCGGGCGTACTGCCTGCGCTGATTGCGCAATACTTCCCGCCATCCGACGTGCACACTGGCGAACAAGGCTGGACCGAGGGACCCGTCGAAGAGTGGCACGGACCGACCGACGACGAAGAGTTGATTCGCCGCGCGCTACGCTCACAGTCGACCGCCGCCGCATTCGGTGGACGTGCCAGCTTCGCCGACCTATGGACGGGCAACGTCGAGGTGTTGGCGCGTTGCTACCCTGACCCCGCACGTGGATATGATAGCTCGAGCGCTGACGCGGCCTTGGCCCAGCATCTAGCCTTTTGGACGGGTAAAGACTGCGACCGCATCGAACGCCTTATGCGCCGCTCGAATTTGGTCCGCGATAAGTACGACCGCGAAGACTACTTGCCCCGCACGATTCTCGGCGCGGTCGGTCGTCAATTCGAGGTGCTGACCGATAAGCAAGTCGAAGCCGTGACCACTACCCACGACTCACCCGCGCCCAGCGCTGCGACCGAACGCCCGAGGGCGACCGCCGTGGTCGGCGCGACCTTCGTCGGCAATGATGAACAAATCGAAATGTTCGCCGGTTGCGTTTACGTGCAAAGCCTGCACCGCGTCCTAGTGCCTGGCGGCGTGCTACTCAAGCCCGAACAATTCAAAGTCGCGTTCGGCGGCTTCACGTTCACCATGGACACCGCCAACGAGAAGACGACGCGCGACGCATGGGAAGCCTTCACGCAAAGCCAGTCGTATCGATGCCCACGGGTGAACGATATTTGTTTTCGGCCCGAGCTGCCAGCCGGCGCAATCGTCGAGCGTAGCGGTCAAATGATGGTGAACACTTATTGGCCAGTCGACGTGCCACGTAAGACCGGTGACGCGGAGCCGTTCCTAGCCCACTTGGCCAAAGTGCTGCCCGACGAACGCGACCGCTTCATTCTGCTTTGCTACATGGCCGCATGCGTGCAACACAAAGGCGTCAAGTTCCAATGGGCACCCATGCTGCAGGGCGTCGAGGGTAACGGCAAAAGCCTTATGAGCCGATGCGTGGCCGAGGCCGTCGGTCGTCGATATGTGCATTGGCCGAAAGCGTCGAAGCTGGCTGCGCAGTTCAATAGCTGGATGGTCGGCAAAATCTTTTTCGCGGTCGAAGACATTTATGTACCCGACCAAAAGCGCGAGGTCATCGAAGAATTGAAGCCGATGATTACTGGCGGTGACGGCCTCGAGATTGAAGGCAAAGGCGTCGACCAAATCAGCGCGGATATTTGCGGTAACTTCATGTTCAACAGTAACCACCAAGACGCTATCCGTAAGACCGAGAATGACCGCCGCTTTTGTGTGATGTTTTGCGCGCAGCAACAGGCGTCAGACCTGCAGCGCGACGGCATGACGGGCGACTACTTCCCTCGGCTTTACGA